CGAAGATTTCTTTCTCGGTGATGGCATCGAAGTCGGGATCGCGGGTGTCGCTCATGTTCTCATCCATGCGTTCGAGCCGCCCCGCCGCTGTATCACTTGCGTCTTGGTCTCTTCCTTGTCCTTTTTCACTTCGAGCAGCTCGGGGAAAATATCGGACATCGCCCAAATAAATGCATCGGCGCGATTAGGACTGTGCTCGCCCGTATAGCCATGCGTGGTAAAGGCACATAGCTCATCCTCGAGCTTCTGGAATATGCCGCCTAAGCGGATCTTGCCCGTATCGCAGAGCGAGGATATCGGCTCAGCTCGTACCACTTTGCCGCGGCTCGCCGTCAGTGCGCGAAACGGCACGCGGGTCTTCTGCTCAAGCGCCGCGGTGCGAATGACGTGCCCCACCATGGCGCCGCCATAATTGACCTCGGCCACGATCCGATCAGCTTTCTCGCGCAGGTACGCTTGCACAGCCACGCGTCCCCAAGTCGAGGGACCAGCCTTGCAAGTCAGGTCGGCGAGGCAATAGCCGTTACCATCGATGCCTAGGCCACCAATGATGATGCCGATCTCATCGTTATCGACATTGTCCTCATCCTCAGCCCCTGAAGGGTCGACCGCGACGACAATGCGCAGCATCTCGGGCAGGTCATCCATGACGCGCCACTTGTCGAATATCTCGTCCTTGAACAAAGCATTCGGCGCCGAGTCCCTAAATTCACCATCCAAGAATCGCTTCTGCAGGCGCGGCGAGAGGCCTTCGAGCGTCCTCAAATAATCAGCCGGCAGGTTCTCAAGGTTATCGCGTGGATTCAGCTGCAATGAGGCGTAGTTCTCGGGGTCAGGGAGCGGCGCCTTGCTCTCTGGGTCTTGCTTTAATTTGAACAGCCGGTAGGTCCAGTGACCTTTATCCGGCGGGTTCTCGTCATAGAACACCTTCAAGGGCAGTTGGCGCTTTGGCAGTCCTGAGAGGTTGTAATCGACCTTCTGGGCTAAGCGAGTGATGGCGATGTTCCGCGAAGCGTAAGGGATTTGGCTGCACTCGTTGAAGTAGATCGTCACGTATTCGTTGCCCAAAATCTTCTCAACGCGATCCTTGTCATCCAATCCACCAAACCACACTTCGCTGCCATTCGCGTAACGGGCGTAGAGGTCGGATTTGTTCAATTCATATTCGACCTTCGGCCAGCATGTGCGCATCACCTTGGGGAAGGTGTCCATCACGATAGATGACTTGATGTGGCCCAAGCGGAAGCGAAGGATGCAATGCCGGCTCTCGGGCGCAATCTGGGCGCGGACACACGTCTTACGCACGATGGCAAAGGTCTTGCCACTCCGACTGCCTCCGAAGAGCATGACCTGTTGGGCAGGGCCATTGAGTAGTTCATCCGCCTCAGTCTGCTTTGGGGTGAACTGGAATGTCATGGCCAAGCAACTGGAAAACTACGGGGGCGTTGGGGTCGGTCTTGTGCGTCTGCTCGTGCGTATCCTTCCAGCCCAATTGCTTGAGCGAGAAAATGGCCATACTGCAGTTCACAGCGCCCGCCAGCGCTTTCTGCTCGAGCGCCCATTCCTTTTTCTGCACGCAAGCTTTTAGAGCGTCGGAAAACTCAGGGATCTCATAGAGATAACTGCGCAGCACGCCATGCGTATGGGCGAATTCAGCGAGAATTGGGATCTCCGTCACATCGACGTAAGTGAGCATCTCTTCAAGCAGCGCAGCCCGATCCCATTCGCGAGGTCTGGCCATCAGTGCGGATACGCAGGCCGCGGTGCAGTCTCGGCCAGTGCCGCCTCTGGCACCCAGTCGAGCAGGCCATCGGCGAACTTGAGGCTGTCCTCGCGTGTCAGAGCGCCAATGACGGTGGCTTTCGTGCCGTTCGTGCGCACCATGACGACACAGCCGGTGTCTTTGGACATGGCAACGGAGAATTGAGGTTTTTTGACTTTCTTGGTCATCAGCGATTCCTTTTGCGTGCGGCACGAGCAGCTTTGGCTTTGGCACGGGAGACGGTGCGGCGCTTGTTGAACTCGACGGTCTCGCCCAGCCGGCACTGCTCTTTGGTCAGGCGCATGGGACCGTTACCCATTGAGCGGCCCACCCAGGGGAGTGCGGGCATACCAAGCGCTCACGAATGTTTGCGCAGCATGGCTTGAATCGAATGTGATGCCGTTCGCTTTTTCGGGGTCGTACGATTCGCCCAAAAGCGTTGCGCGAAAGCTGCCATCGGTGAAGCGACGTAAATCGAGCAGCTGACCTGGGAGCCAATGCGAGGGGATATCATTTCGCATGGCCGTCCTCGACAAAGCAAACGTCTTTCTCAGTGCAATGCAGGTGCAGCCGGTCACCCCAAATGAAGGTCTCGAAGCTGTAGCCGCCGTTCTCCAATCCGCCCAAATGCACGATTTGCCCGACCTTCACCTCGGTCGGTTGAAAGCGAGTGCTGTCCCACATTTTGGTGCGCTTTTGTTTTTCGGGGTGATCGTACTTTTTGGGATAGGTACCGGGCCCGATGACCTTGACGATCCCGCGCATCGGCTTACCCTTGCTCTGCACGATCAAGTAGCGCGAATGGATCACATCGAGGGGTTGGACGATCATCTGGTCCCTGAGGCAACGCAGCTTCACGTCCGCCGGTACGATGGTCAGCGTATCGTTCGTGAGGCCTACTCCGCGGCCTGAGCGGGATTTCTCGAACTTGGGGCGGCGGCGTTGACGATTGGAGAGAGCGAGCATTCAGCGCTTACTCGCGGCGCGCTTGGCTGCGGCATACCCGCTGGCGAGACGTTTGGGCTCAGGCTTTTTCGGATCGCGCTTCGTGCCGAGTAGTTGGTTGAGCGGTAAGCCTTTGACTTTCTCTGGCACGTCGATCCTCGCAGGGAAAATTGCGTGCGCGGATTGTGCGGGCCTTTAAGTAACCTGAGTCAATAGCCCTTTAACTGAACATCATCAAATATTGTGAACTGATTCACTCAAGCGGTTTGCCAGTGCGCCAAAGGAAATGCTCGAACTCGTATTGCCATTGAGCTTGCTCCCCTCTGGCGAACCCCCTAGTGATCCTTGAGGAATAACCAATCTCTCCTGGCATATTGGGAATCGGTTGCGGTGGCTGGGGTTCGCCGTAAATGATCGTTTCATTAACGCGCCAGCCCTCGACAGAGCCACCCAGGCGCAATTGATCCTGCACCATCTTTTTGAAATCGGTCATCTCGATCATCCTGCATTAATCACGAATGCCAGCGAGCATTGTGCGCTGTCTCTCTGCCTCGCGCGTGACGATCTGATAGGCCCGCACGGTGCTCACGTGAAAGGCTGCGGCAATCTCCCGTAAGGTCTTACGCTCCCGCTTCATCGCGAGCATCTGCTGATTGCGAGTGACGAGTTCGCGTTTATCTCGGTTCGCGCGCATCAGAACCACACCGTCCAGATAATGCCGCCCAGCACGCACGCCCCAATCAGGCCAAGCACAACCACCCCCAGCATCAAATCGGTGTTGTCCACGACCGGCGGCATGCGTGGGGCGGGCGGTGGGTCGACGTAGATTTTCAGCTTGTCCATGGTGTTCTCCCTAGCTTCCCAAATACCCGTCGATCGCGTCCTTCGCTTCCTCCCAGCCCTTCGCAATGACCGCGGCGTAACCCATTGCTTGCACCAGCGATTGAAACTCTGCTTGCTCCTCGCTCGTGACGCTCAATTGCCGCCGCTTAAGCTCCACGAACAGCCCGTGATATCCACCCCTTGCGATGGCCAAGAGGTAGTCGCTCGCGCCGCTCTTGAAGCCGCAGCGCTTCATCCGCGCCATGGTGATGGCCCGTTGCTTGGGGTCAGACCCAAGATAGGCGCCATTGGGGATCATGATCAGCAAGTCGGACAAGCGCCGATCTTCGTAGCGCATCACGCGCGCCCACTGGATGAGACATTGAGCTTCGCTGTCCTCGCTTGGGATCAGGTGCTTGAGTTTGAAGGTGCTCATCAAAACTTGCGCTCCCGTTCCATTCGACGCAGAGCCTCCTCCTGGCTCTCACCGCGTTTCCATTCATAACCACAGCCAGTGGTGCCGCCTTTCCATGATCCAGTGCGCTCACCTACCTCATCCGAGAAATCAATATTGATCGAGCGCGAGATCTTGCGCGGCCAAGGCAGCCAAGGCGCATAAAGCAAACGCCATTCCCGTTCCTCGCCGTTGACCGTGGCAACGCGGTTCTGGATCTCACCGTTGCGCAGCTTGTACGTATAGCCGTACTTGACCTTCGTATCCTGCGGCGGCTCGTATTCGCGCTGCTCGGCGTTGTGATGCAGCGTCCCGTCGTGATTCAGGTAGGAATGCCGCACATGAGTCCACGACCATGGCATCTGGATCGTGGTCGAACTGCCGTCTCTGGGCCGTCCAGTCGATTTGCCGTGATAGAGCCACAGAATGTCTTCGTAGAACTTGAACCCATACCGCGGGCCGCTACACTGATATTCGTCTGGCGGAACCTTGCCATGCCAGGCGAAGCTGAACGCGACCGTGAACAACACAAAGCCCAATCGTACCCAGACGCGCCGGTGCTCGTGCCAGTCGGACGGGAACTCGATGTTCATTTCCGGGCCGCGCAGCTGGAATGAAACATAGGCGATTTCGCCCGATAGATACCCAGCGCCCCACCAACGCCACTGACCTTGTTCCATGCGAAATCTCATGCTGCTTTCCCCTTCTCATGTTCCGCGCACAGCCCTATGGCCTGCTTCATCGAGGCGGCATCACCTAACTTTCGGTTCTCTTCTCGGCTGCCATAAATCCACGCCGTCCAAAACTTGATGCCCCAGTAGATCCGGTACGGCCCGCAGCGGTAGGTCATGGCGCTGTCGGCGTGCCAGATCACTGCAGATACCCCCGCTCAAGGTCCCAAATGATCGTGGTCCCTGGCGCTGCTTTCGCTTGCGGATTGCACTCGCACGGCATCCCCGCGCCACCGCAACAGGTTTGATTGCCACGGTCCCAAGCGACATTCATGTGGTTCTCGCAGACCCAACCTTCGCCGTGGCAGATTTCGCAGGTCATTGCGCCTCCGTCTTTTCTGGTTCGCGCTCACCCTTCAACCAGCGCAGAAATGTTCTGATCTGGCATTCCATGTGTGAATCGCCGCCGCGCGAATAAATCACATGTTCATTTGCCACGGCGAGTACCCAGCGCATGCGCTCGCCCACGATGTAATGCTTGCCGACTTCGATCATAGGGGGGGGTAGTGAGGTTTTCATGCTGTGACCTCGCGCAGTTTCTTCGCGTGTTCCGCGGTTGCGTCCATCCAGTTTTGGCGCTGTACTTTGGTCGGCGGGGGTCCAGGCCGGAAACTGCGCAGCGCCTTCGCATGCCCTTCCTTGTCGCCCAACATTTGCACAACCGAGATGCGAACCTCGGGGTGATGCTCGTCCCACTCTGGGATCATCACACCCGTACACTCGGCGCATCTCTGCATGTGCTTCGGCCGGCTCTCATCGAGCCATTCGCGATATAGGTACGTCCAGGGCAGCCCGAACTGCCTTCGATCAAAGCTCGAATGCAGCATCAGCGCGGCGTAGGCGCAGAGCTGCTCCTGAATCGTCGGGCCCCTATCGGTCTG